CTACGAAGAGGTCAGGCTGATCAAGGTCGGAAAGCACCTTTGCTACATCGAAGAGGACCGGATGATCACCGAGAAGGCCACCGGCGAACAGCACCCGGAAGCCAGTTGGCTGGTCGAGGTCGAGAGAGCATAAGGAGGGAACGGACATGACGGAGCAGAGACGAGACCTGGGGTTTGGCGACAGGGACGACCTGCCGAGCCGGTTTTGGGAGCCGGAACCGGACGAAGAGGATTTGAAGAGAATCGAGGAAGAGAACCTGAAGAGGCTGGAGCAGGAAGGCATCGACGACGAGCCTTTACCATTTGATTAAGGAGGATGGGCACATGGCAAGCAGAGCAAGAGCAGAGGGGATTTGCGATTACAGACTTTGGACCACGGAAGAGCTGATCGAGGCTTACGCCTGGGAGGCAGGCCGGATCAACCAGGAAGACCGGAGGCGGACGCAGCGCCTGATAAAGCAGGAACTGAAGCGCCGGTTTGACGCCACCCTGCGGCTCCTGGACGACGAGCAGACCACGCAGAATCCGAAAGGAACCTACCGGTACCTGCTGAATGACTAAGGCAGGCACCCCGGCAGGAGGCCCACAGGAAGGGCCTTTTGCTCGTACATTACTGCACAGTTTCTGCCCCCGATATTTGTGTACATTATTCTCAGGATTAACTTGCTATATCTCCGGTTTAGAGTGATTAATACAGTACCGAAAGGGAAAACAACAAAAACGGAGGTACAAAACCATGACGATCAACGAAGCAATGAGAACCTACAGACTGCCGAACCCCACCACCCCGGAAGACCTCGAATGCCGCTGGAGCAAGGTCCTGAACTTTGGAGACAAGGTACTCCTTGCCGGATACTACTACAACGGAAAAAACAAGCCCTGCTACTTCGGAGCGGTTTACGAGCACCTGGACGACGACCTTTCCTGCGAAGGCACGATCGGGCTTGCGACAGCCAGCGAGGTTGCTTTCGAAGACGACGGCCACGCGATGGCTTGGGCGATGCAGCAGTAAGGAGGCAGCGAGATGAAATACGCAAGAAGAGACGCACGCATTTACACCGACCTTGAGCCCATCGATATGAACGACCCGGAGAGCGCAGCCACCGCCATCGAGTACGGTCTCCCGGAGAGCTTTTCCGGGAAAGCCAAAGCCTGCTGGCAGTACTTTTCTGGAGCCGCTTACCTTTTCGAGTATAAGGGAAAGCTCGTGATGACCGACGAGAGCCTTTACCTTACCGAGCACGGCGACGGAAGCCACGAGGCACCTTACGGGGCACCGCGAGGGACCTTCGATACCTGGGACGAGGTCGAAGCCTTTCTGGAGCAGGTTTTTGATGAACTTTTGGAAGACGACATGATCTAAACACCGATTCGAATATCGGCGGGAGCAGCCCTCACGGGGCTGTATCTCGTTACTTGAGAAGATCCGCGAGGGTCTATTTTTTATGCCTTTTTGGAGGTGATCATATGGCAGATCGATTTTTAATCGATAGGACCACGTTGCCATATGACGCGTTTGTACCCGACCCGTCATGGCTCGGTCCTATTGAAATGGAGGAAGGAGGTGCCGAAGATGGCGACCAGAGGAAGAAAGCCCACGCCAACAGCGATCAAGGAGCTGGAGGGCAATCCGGGCAAAAGGAAACTGAATGACAAGGAGCCGCGTCCGGAGAAAAAGGCTCCTTCCTGTCCGAAGTGGCTGGAGCCGGAAGCGAAGAAGGAATGGCGCAGGCTCGCCAAGAAGATGGAGCTCATGGGCGTGCTGACCGAAGTGGATATGGCTGCCTTTGCCGGATACTGTCAGGCGTATGCCCGCTGGAAGGAAGCTGAGGAATTTATCACCCAGCACGGGACGATTGTGAAAACACCCTCCGGCTACTGGCAGCAGGTGCCCCAGGTGTCCATCGCGCAGACGTACCTGAAGGTTATGAATCGCTTTGCGGAGCAGTTTGGCTTAACCCCTGCATCCCGTTCCCGTATCGTTGCCGACACCACCAGCAGCGGATCTGAGGATGAGCTCGAGGCGCTGCTGGGAGGTGATGCGTGATGGGCAGAGTACGGCCAGCAGATTATCCGAAACTGAAAAACTATGAGCCGACCCGGTTTATGCTTCCGACCTCTCATTATGATAAGGCGAAGGCAGACCGGGCCGTAACTTTTATTGAGAACCTGAAGCATACGAAGGGCAAGTGGGACGGGAAACCGTTCTGGCTCCTTCCCTGGCAGGAACAGATCATCCGGGACATCTTTGGAGTGGTAGATGAGAACGGCCACCGGCAGTTCCGGACAGCCTACATCGAGATCGGCAAGAAGAATGGAAAGAGTGAGCTTGCTGCAGCGGTGGCCCTCTACCTCCTCTATGCCGATGGAGAGCCTGCAGCGGAAGTGTACGGCGCAGCGGCAGACCGGCAGCAGGCGTCCATTGTTTTCGATGTGGCGAGGCGCATGGTGGAAAAGGCACCGGCGCTGTATAAGCGCTCCAAGGTTGCTGCCGCCACCAAGCGGATCGTGAACTATTCCAATGCCGGTTTCTACCAGGTCCTCTCTGCAGAGGTCGGGACCAAACACGGCCTGAACGTTTCCGGCCTCGTGCTGGATGAAGTCCATGCCCAGCCCAACCGGAAGCTGTACGATGTTCTGACCAAGGGCTCCGGTGATGCCAGAGAGCAGCCGCTGTACTTCCTGATCACGACCGCAGGCACCGATAAGGAATCCATCTGCTATGAGCTCCACACCAAGGCACTGGATATTATGGCAGGCCGGAAGATCGACCATACCTTTTATCCGGTGGTGTACGGCCTTGCCGACGATGAGGACTGGACCGATGAGAAAAACTGGTACAAAGCCAATCCGTCCCTGGGCCAGACGATCCAGATTGACCGTGTGCGGGAGATGTTTCAGGAGGCGGTGGATAATCCGGCAGAAGAGAATGTCTTTAAGCAGCTTAGGCTTAACATGTGGGTCTCCTCCCTGACGCGTTTCATCCCGGAGCAGATCTATGATCTCGGAAACGTGCCCATCGACCTGGAATCCTTAAAGGGCCGGGACTGTTACGGCGGGCTGGACCTTTCCTCCACCGGCGACATCACAGCCTTTGTGCTCATGTTCCCACCAAGGGATGAGACGGAGAAATATGTGATGCTGCCGTTTTTCTGGATACCGGAGGATACCATCCCGATCCGGGTCCGCAGGGCATCCGTCCCCTATGACGTCTGGTACAAGCAGGGGTACTTAAATGCCACCGAGGGCAACGTCATCCACTACGATTTCATCGAGAAATTCATCGAGGACCTGGGGAAGCAGTATCACATCCTTGAGATTGCCTTCGACCGCTGGGGCGCGGTGCAGATGACGCAGGACCTGGAGGGCATGGGCTTTACGGTGGTACCGTTCGGCCAGGGTTACAAGGACATGAGCCCGCCCACGAAGGAGTTTTATAAGCTGCTGATGGAAGGACGGATCATTCACGGCGGGAATCCGGTCATGCGCTGGATGAGCGGGAACGTGGTGGTGGATACGGACCCTGCCGGAAACATCAAATGCACCAAGGCAAAATCACCGGAGAAGATCGACGGGATTGTGGCTGCTATCATGGCACTGGATCGCTGCATCCGTCATGAGAACACCGCAAGCGTCTATGATGAGCGCGGGCTCTATGTTTTCTGATGTCCAAAACCGTATAAACTTCTCCTTGCGATTTTCTATATACTGATATCGTGAAAGAGTGACGAAAATGATAATGCTTTCAATCGTGGGCTTCCTGGTGATCCGGGAGGCCCTTAATCGTGCTATGGAGGTGATCGAAAATGGGAATGCTTGAGTGGCTGGGCCTGCGCGGCGGCAGTGCCCGTGATGCTCCTGATATCACAGACAACGTCCGCGACTCCGGGCAGACCTTTGTCTTCGGAAAAGCTGACTCCGGCGAGAAGGTGGATGAGAAAAGTGCGATGCAGATCGCGACCGTGTATGCCTGCGTCCGGCTTCTGGCTGAGACGGTGGCAGGGCTTCCGCTTCATCTGTACCGGATGAAGGATGGGATGAACGCTAAGGAGAAGGCAACGGATCACCCGTTGTACAAGCTCCTGTACCGGCAGCCGAATCCGGAGATGACGAGCTTTTCCTTCCGGGAGACGATGATGACGCACCTGCTTTTGTGGGGCAACAGCTATGCGCAGATCATCCGGGATGGGAAAAACAACGTGCTGGCGCTGTATCCGCTGCTCCCGGAATATGTTGAGACCGACCGGGATGAGAAAGGACAGATTTATTACATCTACCACGCCTATACCGATGAGGTCCCTGGCGAGAAGAACAAGGATATCTACTTCCGCTACGATGAGATCTTCCATGTTCCGGGTCTGGGCTTTAATGGCCTCGTGGGCTTTTCACCGATTGCCATGATGAAAAACAGCCTCGGGACCACGCTGGCGGTAGAAAAGTACGGCAGTTCCTTCTTCCGGAATGGCGCACAGCCTTCCGGTGTGCTGGAGCATCCGGGGGTCCTCAAAAACCCGGAGAAGATCCGCGAGAACTGGTCAGATGTCTACGGCGGTGCCAACAATGCCCACAAGGTCGCTGTGCTGGAAGAGGGCATGCAGTACAAAGCCATCTCCCTCCCTCCGGAGGACAGCCAGTTTCTTAGTACGCGCCAGTTTGGTGTGAATGAGATCTGCCGGATCTTCCGGGTGCCGCCTCACATGGTACAGGACCTGGAGCATGCCACCTTTAGCAATATCGAGCACCAGTCGATCGACTTTGTGGTCCATACCCTGACGCCCTGGCTGGTCCGGTTTGAGCAGGCGATCGTGAAGGACCTGTTGCTGCCGGAAGAGCAGGATGAGTACTTTCCGAAGTTCAACGTCGACGGGCTTCTTCGCGGCGACTACCAGTCCCGGATGCAGGGCTACGCCACCGGCATCAGCAACGGCTTTTTATCTCCGAATGATATCCATCGCCTTGAGAACATGGATCTCATTCCGGCAGAAAAGGGCGGAGACGACTATTACTTAAACGGCGGCTACGTGAAGCTGGAGGATGCCGGGAAAGCGGTCAAGCAGGCGGAGAGCACACCAGATAACAGGAGGAAGAAATGAAGAAATTTTGGAACTGGATTCATGATGATAGCGGAGGCAGGGTGCTGCGCCTCGAGGGGCCGATCGATAACGAGAGCTTCTGGGGCGATGAGATCACGCCTGCCATGTTCCGCGACGATCTTGAAGCTGAGGATGGGGATGTGACGGTCTGGATCAATTCTCCTGGCGGGAACGTCTTTGCTGCAGCCGAGATCTATACGATGCTGCGTGACTATGCCGGAGCGGTCACGGTCCGGATTGCCTCTCTTGCGGCATCCGCAGCCTCCGTCATTGCGATGGCGGGTGACAGAGTGCAGATGTCTCCCACGGCGCTCCTTATGATTCACGACCCGTCCACCATTGCGATGGGGAACGCGAAGGATATGGAGAAGGCCATCGAGACCCTGAATGAAGTGAAGGAGTCCATCATCAACGCCTACATGGCCAAGACCGGTCTTCGCCACAACAAGGTGGCGGAGCTCATGGAGAGCGAGACCTGGATGAATGCCAAGAAGGCACTGGACCTGGGCTTCTGCGACGAGATCCTGTATGAGGCAAAAAAGGAAGAGCCTGCTAAGGAGGAAGACGGTGCACCGGAAGGGCCGGACGATAACGGTCCGGTGCTGGAGGCGCAGCTTTATTCCACAAGGCAAATGGGGCTCAATATCCTAAACCGCCTGCGAGAAAATGAACCTGCGGCAACAGAGCCGCCAGAAACAAAACCGCCTGCGCCTGTGATCGGGCTCGACGGAAAAACCGAGGATGGGGCCGTGCCCTATCAAATACTTAGAGACAAGCTGGATTTCCTCAAATGAGGGTCCGGCTTTTTTCATGCATTCAATTACTTTCATGGAGGTAAATCACAATGAGTAAGATTATCGAACTGCGCAATAAGCGCAACACCCTCTGGGAG